ATCTGACCAAGAGCCGACGTGGACTTGGCGGCCGTCTCCGTCGCGGTCTTACCGACCTCGGCCGTGACCTTCGATGCTTCCGCCATGTTCTTGCGGAAGTCGCCGATCTCGGCCTTGATCCGGACAATAACGGAGCGTTCAGACACGGTGACCCTCCATCTTGATCCAGTTGTGGTTTGATGCACGGATGAGCGCACAAACAAAAAAGCCCGGCGACGCCCTTATCGGACTCGGCGCGATGCTCGCCGTCGTCGGCGTGATCATCTACTTCATGGCCCTCGCGTCAGGAGGCTCGGGAAACCCCGCCTTGACATTCGCGCTGGTCGTGATTGGGATCCTGCTGGCGATCCTCGGGTACGTGAAGCGCGGGGCAACCAACCGCTAGTCCCAGCCGTCCACCTCGCGGAGGACGATCTTCTGGCCCGGGAACGTGGTCCGGTTCTTGTCCGACTGCTTGGCTTCGATCGGGGCGCATCCTTCGCAGATGACCTGGTCGTCTGCTTCGTGCCGGCCGACGTTGTGGTCCCCGCGGGTTACCGAGTGGTGAAGCCCGCAGCCGGGGCATAGCCCGTCCTCGTATGCGGTGAGGGCAAGGGCCATGACCCGATCAGCGAACGTCCACTTCCCGTCATCCTGGCGGCCACGCATTACCGTTTGTGGGACTTTCCAGTCCCTCGCGGTGCGGGCCTCTAGGAGGACATGGGCCCATCGCCGGTCGGCGAGGGCTTCAACGATTTTGGGACGGTCACCTGGGGCGCTTCGTTCGACGCCCGTGTGTACGCCTGGGACAGCAGCGCTATCTGCGCGTCACCGACCTTGGTGTACAGCTTCCGAACCTGCTCAACGGACAGACGCGGGGACACTACAGCGGCGGCGATGGTCCGGATGGACACCTCGCGCTCGATGACCTTGTCTGCTGCGGCGTTGGCCATGTTGCGGGCGATGGTGTTGATGTCGTTCGCCTGGGTGATCTCCAGCCGCTTGCACTTGTCCTTCGCTTCCCGGCGTGCGGCTGCGGCTGCCTTGTCAGCTTCGTCCTTCAGTTCCACCTTCACGGCGGACTCGATTGCGTTCTGCTCTTCGTCGTCGAGGAAGGACACCCGGAACACCTGCTTGGACGCGTCGAGGGCGATGTAGAGTGCGTCGATTTTCTCCTGCAGCTTCCCGCCCGTGGACTCTCCGGCGGCACGATCCTCTTCCGAGATCTCGCCGGCTTGGCGCTGCTGCGCTTCGAGTTCGTCGATGTCGGCCAGCAGGTCGGGCCGGGCGTAGAGGGTCACGGAGCGTTCCGTGCGCTGGATGCCGTCGAGCCAGTTATCAAGGCTGAATTCTTTGGTCGTCATTGCGTGGCTCCTAGAGTCCGTGGTTTTGGGGTGCAGAGATGAGCGGTAGAGTCACGAGTTCTTTCTCGTAGCCACCTTCGGCGCTCAGCTTCTTGATCCCATCTGGAGACCTCACAAACTGGACGAACTTGATCTCGTGATCCGTGACGAGCACTTCCTGTGCCGCCGGAACTGAGAAGGGGTCGATGCCATTGGCTTCCATCCACGCGATTCGCTGCGGATCCGGAATTACAGGCGTGTCGAGGTTGATGCGTCTTTCGGACATGAAAACCCTCCAAGGTTTTTCTGTGATTCGGGGGCAAGGTTGGGTGGAACACCGGCCGGTGGGAACCTTGGAGAAACCCACCGGCCGGTTGCCTGTTACGCCGCGCCTACGACGGCGCGTTCGTCGACCTTGTCCTGCACGGAGAAGTTGATCTTGAACTTCTCGTAGCCGGCGCCGGACGGAGAGAGCACCTGCGGGGTGCCGGTGATGATCTCGAACACGCGGACCTCGTCGCCGGTGGCGAACGCGACCTCATGGGCTTTCTCGCCGTCAGCGATCTGGCCGATGCGCTCCACCAGGTAGCCGTGGATGCCCTTCGCGGTGAACGTGGTGTAGGCGACGTCGTCGAGTGCATCCTTCCAGCGGAAGAAGTCGAAGGCTGCCTCGTAGTTGGTGCGGCCCGGGACGGTGGAGTTCGAGGACGCGCACGCGGACGGGTCGTTGATCGCGTCGTCACCCGTGGAGCCGAGCGCGTAGTTCGCGGCCGTCACGTTGCACGACAGTTCAATCACGCCCACACCACTCAGTGATGCGAGGACAGGTGCGTGGTAGTTCGCAATGGAAGGAACAAAGATGAGCCGACGGTTCGCGTCGGTAAGCATTTTCTGACCCATGGCCTACTTGCCTGCTTTCTTGGACGGGGTGAGGGAGAGCTGCGGGAACCGACCATCGAGCCAGGTTTCCGGGACAGGGTCGTTGAGCTTGTCGCCCGTCACCGTGTCGTAGACGTAGACGAACTTCCGAGGGTCGTACTTGCGGCCCTCGACCTTCTCGGGGATGGCGGGTTCAGCCGCCGGTGTTTCGGTAGCCACGGTGGGCCTCCTTAAATGAGGAAGGCCCCCAAGGCGGGAGCCAGAATGGAACTTGAAGGTTTCAGTGCCCGGAGAAGACACTGAATTCATCCACCGCGTACACGGGGTGAACAGTGATGTCAGGGACAGTCACGTCAAAGTCGGTTCGGACATCGAGTAAGTTCGAGTGCGTGAAGCCCGTTGTGCTCCATCCAGGCACCACCAGGCGGGCATTCAGGACAGCGCCCCGGACCCGTTTGATGGTTATGAGGACCGAGTCGAACGTGAGGCCGGCGTACGTGACCTTGTACCGAAGATCCAGCGAATCCTTGTCCCCGGCATAGGCCTCGGTGCTTTCGTCCCCGGCGTTCCCGCCAATCACCACATACGGGTAATCGCCGGATGTTAGCTTGTCCGGGGCCGATCCTCGGTGGAGTTTCAGCCCGGCCGGCATGAGTGCTTGGAAGGCGTCGTAGTGGGCTTTACTCATCGAGCACCGAGCCAGCCAGATCGAGCAGAGCCTCCAGGAACTGGGGCTCCTCGGCCTTCAATGCCAGCAGTGGGTCAGGAACCGTCCCACCACCGCCTCGGGAACCGCCGTGGACTGCGATACCCACCAGAGAGCCGAAGCCCTCCTGATCAACGAATGGGGCAATCTCCGCCTCCACGCTGTTGGCCAGGACCTTCCGGTTATAACTGACCTGCGAAGCGATGTTGCCAGGCTTGGAACTACTGAAGTGCCTCGATTCCCGGAAGTCCTTCTTGATCTGCTGCTTGATGTTCAGCGCACCCTTGGACACCACCTTTCCGACCTCGCCGTGAAAGCTGTCGGCCTCGGTCTGGATGTCGCCGGCCAGCTTCTCAAACCCGGAACCGTCGATGATCATGAGGTAACCTCCTTCACCGGCAGCCGGAAGGCTGTGTCGAAGCTGTCAGGCGTGAAGCCATCCACGCGGTACACCTTCCCCACCGTGAACGCATTCAGGCGTGATGTGAGGATCTCCACCTCGTGCCCGTCCCGAACATCCGCCGCGTTAGCCGGGATATGGACCTGTCTGGAAACGACCGTGAATGAATGCTCGCCCGCGTTTGGGGAAGACACGGCCGAGTCCTTCGACTGGACCTTGCACTTCCCCTCATACACGGTCGTTCGGGGCCGGGTAACGTCGCCCGTTTCCGGGTCAGTAACCACATCCCCGCCCTCGGTGATCCGGCAGGTGTCGACCATCAAAGCCTCCGCTTCGACCCGGCCGCGGAGAGTCAGCGCTTCTGCGCTCACGATCCACCAAGCCTGATCTCAAACGCCCGGCCTACTGGACGAACACCCAACCACAGCAGCTCTTCTGCGGCGACATAGAGCTCCCCGGTGGACAGAGAACTGTCGACCGTGCCGCCCTCGCGGTAGTCGTCGATGCCCATGTCCTTGATGCGGAACCCCTCAGGGTTCTTCAACACGCGGCGGACCATCTTGGCGATGACCAGCTTCACCAGGTCGCCGGACTTGGAATCCAAGTCGGTTATCGTGGCGCCGAGAATAATCTGGGCTTCAGTTATGAGGCCAGTCGCCGCGATGACTTCAGCCTCGGTAAGGGGACGCCAGCCTGCGGCAACATCCTCGGGAAGAACTGCTACAGCCATGACGTCCCCTACCTAACTACTACTCAGCGATCTTGGACAGGATGTCCGCTTTGGTCTTCGCGTCGCCGAGGTCAATGTCCTCAGCCTTCGCGTACGCCTTCAGCTGCTTCACGGTCCAGGCGTCAGTAACGTCGCCCTCCGGAAGCTCATCCGAATCCGACTCGGCCTCAGGCTTCTCAGCCCACACGCCGGGATTGGTGATGAGCTTTTCCGCCCATTCCGGCAAGGTGTCATCCGGGCCGAAGGCGTGAGAGACGCCGTCCTCGTCATGGACGTGAACGAAGGTGTTCAGCTTTCCCATCGTTGGCCTCCTTAGAAGACGTCAGCGACGAGGAGTCGCTTCGGGTTGGCCAGGATCGGCATGCCGACAGCGTCCACGAAGGTTTCCTCACGGAACGGGGGACCGTCCTTGATGACCACGCCGACGATGCCCGGGGCCTGCTCGAAGGAGAAGTCCACCTTCGCGGCATTGACGAGCTCCAGGGCAGTCGCGGAGACGCCCCAAGCCGTGTAGCCAAGGTCGGACGGGTTCGGCGGAACGAACAGCACACGATCTTCAGGGAGAACGCGGGTGGACGCTCCGTCCACGTCGACCTGGGTGTCGTAGACAAACAGGATCGGGGGGAGACCGAACGTGTCCAGAACCTCATCGAGGGTCCGGCGGGAAACAATGCCCGGGGTGCCGGCCAGCGAACCGGCGAGGGTGCGCACTTCAGCGTTCCGGAGCATGTAGCCCACGGTCTTGTTGCTCAGCGCCATGCCGCCGGGGCGGAAGCCGTTGGTGGCAACGTAGACGTCGGCCCACGCGGTCAGGTCCGCAATGACGGTGGCTGTCGCGGTCGTGGACCACACGGTGGAGGCCGAAACGATGTGCCCAGCCGGAACGCCGAAGTCAGCCTCAAGGAACAGGCCATTCTCGCCAGCAAGGGTGAACTTGCCGTCCGTGAGGACGTCACCTCGGGCCAGTTCCATGCGGGAGAGAATCTCGCCCGTAAGGTTGCCGGCGTCGTTGTAGATCTGGTTGATGACGGCGGCGTTGGAGCCACCGTTCTGCCGGGCGGCTTCCAGGTTCAGGCGCTCGAGTTCGCCGAGTCCGTTCATCGAGGAGACGGGCGGCAGCTTGACCGTCCGGACCTCCAGCGTGTCCCGCTCGGAGCGGTGGATCCGGCCGTCGAACGCACGGAACTTGGCCGCCCGGTTCGTCTTGGTCAGCTCGGATACGTCGATGGTGTTCTTGTCGAAGTAGACGTTCGGCAGGAGCTGGTCCAGGACGTAGTTCGCGGGGGTCGGAACTTCGCGGACGAATGCGGTCAGGGTGTCCGGCGTTACCGGACCATCAAATACGATCATGGTGTTCTATCCCCTTAGAGGTAGCGGATCCAGCCAGCGACGTCAGCCTTTCCGGCTGTGTCGACGGCGGCGGGCAGTTTGGACGTCTTCACGACGCCGGCGAACAGGAGCGGGGCCCCTGCGTCCTTCGTGGTGTCAGCGGTGTTGGGGACCTTTGTGGAGATGCCCAGGTGGCCTGCGAAGACCTGGCGGCCGTCAACCGCAGTGTCGTCGTACGGGCCGTACAGGTTGGTCGCCGTGATCTTGCCGAGGTTCGTGCCCGAAGGGATGAAACCGTTGGGGTAGTGCGTGCCGGCGGTGAACGCGGAGATGTCCAACGTGATGTTGTCCATCTGCCATCCGCCGCGGTCCAGAAGCCAGGACAGCTTCTCCGTCTGGTAGTTGGTCTTGCTAACCGAGATGTCGGTCATCGTAGAGCTCCTTATTCAGGGGTGGATTGTTACTTGCCGAAGCGCTTCTGCGCCTCAGCCTTGCCCGCGTCCCAACCGCTGACTTTCGCGGTCTGCCGGGCACCTTGGGAGGCGTCCGGTTCGGGCTTCTTGGTTTTGTTCAGATCAGCGAGGATCGCCGCAGCATCAGCCGCGAGCTCTTCCTCGTTGTCGCCCTGCAGGCGACCTACCCACTTCGCTGGCAGGCCAGCATCGAGGGCCACCTTCTGGCGGAGACTGTCGCGGCGGAGGTTCGTCAGTTCCTGAGTGGCTTCGGCAGCATCACGCTTGGCCTTGTCAATCTCAGAGAGTTTCGCGTCGTCGGCAGCTTTCAGCTTGAGACGCGCAGTCTCAGCTTCTTTGTTTGCCTTCGCCAGGGCAGCGCGGATCCGTGCGACTTCCTCAGGGCTGGTCGCCTCAGTGGTGTCCGCATCGGTCGTCTGCGTCCCGCCGGTCGCGTCGGTCGTTTCCGCCTCTGCGTCCGTATCGGTGGTGGTGTTTGTTCCGTCAGCCATCACGGCCTCCTGATCTGATCGTTTTGTGCTTCCTCATCCATCCCGGAAAGGAATCCTTGCTGCCCGCTGCGGAGTGTTCACGCAGGGAAAAGTGAGAGCCGTTTTACGTCGTCTGCTCAGGACGGGTTGGCCTAGAAGACCTGGCCGCCGGTGGCAACCCATCGGCGGTAGTCCTTCTCGACCTGCGCGGCGATCTGCGGTGTGAGCGGGGAGCCCATCACCTTCGCCCGCGGGGTCATCGACGGCGCCGAGTACGGGTTGACGCCTTGCTGCACAAGCTCCCAGCGCGCCTTCGCATCGAAGAGGCGCCGCTCAGCCTCGGTCATCGTCGCGCGCACCTCAGGGCGCCGGCCGTACGTGATCGCGTCTTCCACCCGCTTGCGGGCGGCACCGTACGATCCGCCATGCCCCAGTGCCCCGTAGCCCTCACGCTGTCCTGTGATCGAGCCCAACGGGTTCTGGCCGCCTGGCAAGATGTATCCGTACTTCTCAAGGTCTTTGAGTGCCGCGGCCCGGTTGCTCCCGTTCAGCTTGTAGATGGCTTCGGGTGTGAGCCGTTTGCCCTTCGTCAGTTCGCCGCTGCTGGTCCGGAAGTTCCCGCGCTTGGTGGTGCCCTCGGACGTGAACGAACCCTTGACCGACTGGCCCCGGCGCGTACCGTCCTTGGACTCGCCGGCGTAAGTGATCCCGCGGCGGGAGTTGACGACTTGGAAGATGTCACCGCCGTCTCGGATAGCCTGCGCCCCAGCCTTCGTGTAGGTCCGGTCCTGCTCCTCAGGAGACAGCGACTTGAAATACTCGTACGGGTCATGCACAAGGCCTTCAGTCTCGGCGGCGGCCGTCATCGTCGTCTGGACATGCACGCAATCGCATTTCGGATGACGTCGGAAGCCGTTGTTCCAGCGGTAGAACCTGCCAGCCAAGACCGAGCATCGAGAGCACGACGGAGGGTTCAGCATCCGCACATATCCGACGTACTGCCGCGACGCCGTATCAACCCCGGCCGCCACGCGGCCAGCGTCAGCCACCTGCGTGCGCGTGAGAGTTGTCAGGAACTTGCCACCCTGCGCAACTGCCTGGCGAGGGTCCATCCCGCCCGCGATGAGAGTCTTGGTGTGCGGCACCGGAGCATAGAGCAAGCCCGCAAGCGAACGCCCGTCGGACGCGAAGCCGCCAAACCCCTCCGGGTTCACGAACACCTCAGGGGCTTCGTACAGCCCCTGCTCTGCCAGAGTCGCGGCGCCATACTCGGCGCCGGCAGCCGCAGCCTTGACCTGCACTCCCGTCAGAATGGGCAGCAGCAGCGGAACCTGCGCCGCCCACGAACCGGAGAGATCGTTCAGGGAAACTTCCGACCAGAGCTGAGCTCCAGCCAGGACCACAAGGGCCTGCATCCTCTGCATCTTCTTGTAGTGAGCAACCGCGGCGTCCGGGATCATCGCTAGCCCCCGTTCACGGCCCTTGTCAGGTTCGCAATGTCAGGGTTCGACTTCGCCCTGGCGTCCATCTCGAGCATGCGGTTACGCTGCTCCTGCGTGTAGCCCAGATCCTCACGCGCCTGCTCGATGGGCAAGACGCCCGTCTGGACCAGTTTCACGACAGCGTCAGCCTTCTGAGCTACCGTCGGCGTTGAAGGATCACGCCACACGGTTTCAAGGCCCAGCGCCGACTCGTCCCACTTGTCATTCTTGAATCGCAGCACAAGGCGCTGCACATCCTCCCAAGCGCCGCCCAAGTACGTGTGCTTCCGCTCAACACGCTTGACCAGCTGCGTCTCCGAGGAACGGATCGCGTCAGCCGACGTCGGATTCTCACCAACAAAGCTCGTGTAATGCGGCGGGAGCGCCAACAGCTGCGAACCAATCTGGATCAGCAGCTTCATCGAATTGTGGAATACAGCAAGGTCAGTTTCGGTGAACTGGCCAAACTTCGTTTCCTTCGACTCTGACGCCCACAGTCGGCCGGCATCACGGGACCAAACCCCGATCGGATTGCCGTCCTTGTCCACAAAGTCGGCGGCCGTCAGCGCCGTAGCCCACCGGCGCGGCATCGCGTGGTACTCACCGCTAACCATCATGTCCGTGGCCATCTTGTTCAGCGCGTCAGCTACCGAGATGACGTCAGAGAACTCAGAACGACCGTCCGGGCGCAGGATCCTCGGGTTGTTGACCAGCGGCACCACCGGAACGCGTCCCAGTTCGTGCTCGTCCGCCGGACCAGTAGACCACCACGCGCCCCTGAAGAACGCGAAAGACTCCGTCGAGTTCGGCAGATACAGCGTCGCCCGCTGCACCTGATCATTCGACTCACCCTCAGCCCACCGCTTGATCGCAGCCGACACCCGGCGCGTCCGAGGATCACGCTCAGCGAAGACCTGGAACGGGCTCTCAACCGTCACGAGTGGGTCCGCGCCGTCATCATCCCCCGAACCGACAATCGCATACGTCCGACTCAGCGCCAGTGAATCAAGGTGGCCCTGCTGCGACTGCTCATCGAGCCCGTTCGCCTGCCACATCCGCCACAGCTCTTCGTCGCTTGACGACTGCCCGCGGTAACGGAATCCCTCAACGTCGAGACGATTCTCGTAAGCTTCGGCACCGTAGCGGAGAATGTTGATGATCAGCTGATGGACGCGGTCGCCAATCTCATCTTCCATGGCCTTCGCCATGTACTTCAGAGGCTGCTCGCCCTCCATGTACCTGTCCAAGCGGTCAAGCCCCGGAATAGCCAGCGCCAGTTGCTTGTCCAGTCGTACAAGGGCATCAGAAACAGCCATCAGGCCCTCCATCGTCTAAGAAACAACCACCCGCCGCCGTTTAGGTGCGGGATTCCAGCCTTCGCCGCGGGCATCGGCCGCTGCGGTGTGCGCCAAGATGCGCGCCATGGCGGCATCGATCTTCTGGTGATTAGTGGGCTTGATCAGGTTGTACGTTTGCCCCGGCTTGGCAGCCTTGCGGGCGTTCGCCATATGCAGGCCAGCTATGGGGCACCCATCATGGCTGATCCGCTTCGTAGAGAGGTCAATCTCGAAGCGCTTGATCTCCGCATACATGGGCTTGGGGCGGTTCGTGGCCCACTCAAAAACGTGGTTCTCGCCGTACTTCAGCGACCAGTCGCCAATCTCCGAATACCAGTCCTGCGGGTCGCAATAGAACCGCTCCACTTTGTACCGTTCAAAAAGCTCATCGACAGCGGCGTGGACCTCGCCGCGGGGAATCTGGCCCTGCCATTCGGCCGGGTTCCAGATCGAAGGCCGACTGTCCGGCCCGTAGCGGGGTGTGAACGTGAAACCATCGAACGTCTCAGCCTGGATGGCGGTGTAGTCGTCATTCTCACTCCCATCAAAGCCAAGACAGATCGATGTTCCATTGTCAGGATTCGGCAGCCATGGTCGTTGCGTAAGCTGCATCCCACAACCCATCCCTCAGCCACGTACCAGACCCGGACACGAGGCGGTTTCCAAAGAATCGCTCAGCCTGAGCGCGGTCTGTCTCCATAAGCTCTGAAGCCTCGCCCTCGATCGAGTCGAGATTCACCCACGGCGAACCCTCGTAAACGAACTTGTGCATCTTGGCCCGGTCGCGCTTGTTGCCGTAGGACAGTTCCGCCGGCGGCTGCCGGAAGAACTTGAAAACATCCTTCGACTGCGACTCATAAGTACGCTGGGCCGTCGAGTTCTCGGCCGGGTCCCATGCGTTCGTAGTCTCGATCGTTCGGCCGCCCATGCCAGCAGCACCGCGGCGCTGAGTCTCAGCGACCTTCACCATCTTGTTCGTCTTCGTGTACAGGCCAGACTCATCCTGAAAGGCAAACGAGATCGGGTTACCAAGCTTCGACTGAGCGTTCGACGTCACCGCGTCAATCCGGTCCATATCCTCATCGCCAGACTCGCCAACGATGCGGATAAAGTCCTCACGAATCAGCAACAGATCAGACAGTGGCCCAAGCCGGATCATCGCCTTCAGCGGCCGCAGAATGTTATCGACCTGATCCTCAGAAGTGGCCGTCAACTGGATCAGAGGGGAGGGATGTCGGATGCCCTTAGGCTCCCCCTCAAGGTATTCGTACTCCCACCCGCACGAGCACCCATTATTGGCGCACTCATACATCTCGCCAGCCTCAGCCCACCCGTTGAAAACAGACGGGCCGACAGCCTCGCCAGTCGTCACGGCTGCAGCCCAAGGGCCCTTGCCCGTCTTCTGCGGTGCGACCACCTGCGAGCGTCGGTAAACAAACGCCTGGTTCAGCAGCGGACGGTCAGGAAGCCAGCGCGCCTCCGGACGGATCCGGTAATGATTCGCCGTGCACCAAAACTGCCAGTCAGACTGCTTGAACTCAGCCCCCCGAGCGAACCCATCCGGGACGCGGCAATGATGAGCGATCCAAGCATCCAGCAAATCGCCCAGAGTGGGGAAGTCAACGAGGAAACCCTCATCCGCCGCCATTGACTGACCTCAGCCGGCGAACCGGCGCAGCCTTCCCGGCAGGGGCAGTGGCAGTGTCGACGTCATTCTCTTCGCGCTTCTCGGAAACCTGATCGGCGGCAATCGCCCATCCATTTCCAGCGAGGCCAGCCGGTGTGAGACCGATCTGATCCGCGAACCGGTGCAGCGAGTTCTTGTCCGCAGCCTGGGCCTCGGAAGACTCACACACCGCGGCAGTCCGGACCCACATGGCCACCGAATACCAGCGCCACGGCTCACGCTCCCACGCAACAGCCTGCGGCGTAGACCAAGCCCACGCCCACAACTCGAGCTCCCGCGTGTACCGCTCCTGCGTAGCATCCTCATCAAGCTCACGAACAGTCTTACCGTCGTCCTTGTAGACGAAGTAGACGCTCACCTTGCCCAGGGGAAATGACGGAACCTCGCCAGTGAAACCCTCAGACGGCAAAGCCATCGCAGAAAAACCCAGACGGTCAGAACGCCCAGACCTCGGATCCTTCGCCGGGCCAGAACGCAAACGAGAGCCGCCACTAGGCATGGAAACCTCCCGTAGTTCAGACGTCGCGACGGGGGCAAACCCGGCGTCAAACCGGCCCCCTGAAAAGTTTTGAACCCTCCGCACCATCGAGAGACCTCACCGGCGGTGTTTGACACGGCCCCCTTTGGGGTCCCCTCCCCACCCCTTATCCACAGGTTATCCACAGGGTCTAAGGTGTTCGGTGGGATCGTCTTCCGGCATCGCTGAGGTTGCAGTGGGGGTGCTCGGGTCCGGTCCATTGGGTGCGGTCATCGGTGTGGCCGAGGTGCCATGGTGTGCCTGGTGTGATGGGTTGCTTGCACTTGGCGCAGTGGACGTTGCCTGCTGCTACCTTGGGCGCCCATTGGTTGCGGAGTGCGATGTGTTCGGGGCCGTAGCCTCGTTGCTCGCGTGTGCCTCGTGCTTGGTCTGCTTCTGTCCTGTGTGGTGGGCAGTAGCTTCCTCGGTCTGCTGTGTTGGGGCAGCCTGCCTTGGCGCAGATGCGTTTGGCTCTTGGCATCAGACTGTGATGGCTTGGTACTCGATGAGGTACGTGGGTCCGAGGTCGAGTGTGTTGGCGCAGTGTCCGCAGAGGTAGAGCGTGCTGCCGGATGGGAGCGTAACCTTTGCTTGCGCCTTGGCGCTCGCGTGCCTGTCGCAGGTCTGACCGTCCATCAGTCGTCCTCCTCAGTCCCACCCTCAAGTAGTTCGAGGCCTCGGTACATGAGCCCTAGCCTGTGGTGGTAGGGCGAGTTGGTGCCGACATTGAAGTACATCGTGCGGTCATGGTTGTTAGCGAGTGCGGCAGCGGCAGTTAGTTGCCAGTCGGTGAGTAGTACGGTTTCGCCGTCGCTCTCGTCTGCGATGTGCGCAGCGATTGCATCATGCACGGATTGAAGTGTCGCGTCTGACATGATGCTCCTTACGTAACGGTCACGTACCCGCAGTTGAGTACGGGTGTCTCGGTTGCGCTGGTGACCTTGGCCCAGATGGTGTAGAGGCCGGGCGTTAGTCCTTGGACCATGACGCCGATCTTGCCGGCCACAGTTACGGGGTTGTCCCAGACTGTGGGCCGTGTGCCGTTGGGTGTGAGCGCTACCTGTATGCCGGTTGTGACTGCCACGCCGTCTACGGTAATGGTGATTGGCTGGAACTCGATGGACTCGCGTTCGTAGCTCATAGCGTTCCCGCCCATCGTTTCGTGCCCAGTGTTGCCGTCTTCGTCCGTGCGGGTAGGTTCGCAGCCCAACGCTTGGGGCCGAGTGTGCCGGTGACGGTTATGTCCGTGGCGATCATGGCAGTCCCTCCACTGACCAGTGGGACGCCTGCTGTTGCGGTCCCTGTTGCCACGGGTGCGCTGACGGTTGCGCCGCCCATGACGGCGGGTGTGTGGGCTGAGGTAGTCGCGTAGGCGTTGAGTGCCAGCATGGTCGCGCCTGCACCAACGCCTGGCACTGGCGCTGTACCTGAAGCGGTCGCCACGATGGCTGATACGTTCGCGGCGCTTGCACTCGACACGGTAGGCGCCGGAGCCATACCGGACGCCTGAGCCCGGACAGCGGCAATGTTGACGGCTGCCGATCTGGTGGGTGCGGGTGCGGACCCTGAGCCCTGCGCTGCGACAGCGGTGACGGTAGCTCCTGCACTCACGGACGCAACCGGTGCTGCAGCGATACCATTCGAGGCAACCGCTGCAACACTCGCGCCTGCTGAGATGCTGGGTGCTGGTGTCGCGCTGGTCCCGGTGGCTACTACTGCATCCACGTTGGCCGGCGTGCCACCTGTCGAGGCGGGCCGCAACGCCATAATGGCGCCCCAGTCCTTGAACGCGGCCGAGAGTGTGATGGTTCGTGTGCTGGTCGCGCCGATAGCAGCAACTGGTTCGTCGTACAGCGCCCCGGCTTTAGCGCCTGTCCCGGCAAGTGCGCCCTGGTCAACGCGCTCTGTGGAGCCGGCCGGGCCTGTCATGGTCGCGCTACCGGAGTTCGCACCGTTTGCGTAGACGAGCATGGTGTTAGCGGTGACCGTCGTGATTGACGGCAGGGTCGTTACGGTGTCGGTGCCGACGTTGTCCGATACGGTCGCGGCGGCAACGTCGAGCGGGTTTGTGGTGTCCACGCCGGTATAGCTGAACATCATCGCATTGCCAGTGGATGACGCAACGGTGGTGACGCTCAGGGTGCCGGTTTCGCCGCCGACAGCCTTCTTGATGAAGACGCCGCCCTTGGGGTTCGACACGGCCGCTTCGTTGTGAACGACGGTCCAGCCAGACGGCGCATTGACGGCAATACCGTTCGTGATGATGTGGATGACCAGCAGGTCATCAGCGTTCACGGTGGCAGGGTATGGGACGGCAAAGGTTGTGCCGGCTGAGCCGACTCGGACGCGGGTTCCGGCGAGACCAAATGCTATAGCCACAGCATGGCCTCCCTGTCGGGTTTACGGGGCGGCAGTGAGCGTGACGATACCGGCAGCGTCAACGGCGACTGTGTAGGGGCCGTTGGTGGAGGTCACGTCAGCGCCGAAGTCCACGAACGAGATGAGTGGCCGGGTTGCATCCGTTGCCGGGGTTGAGTCGTAGAAGACTGCGTAACGGGCCGTGATCGTGGAGCTGGCCCACGACGGGTCGTTGGCGTCCAGCATCAGCGTGTTGGTGCCTGCCGTGTAGGTCACCGCAACGCCCGCCAGTGTCGCACCGCCTGCCGTGTAGCCCGCGCCTGTGACTTCGTTGGTCACGGAGGACTTGTAGCGGTGGGTGTCCTGGTTCGGCGTGTAGGCCGACGTGCACAGCATCACCTTCAACGTGTCGGTGTCGAGCTTGATTTCTTTGTTGGCGAGCGACTGCAAGAAACCGCCAAACATTTGCGCTGTAACGGCCATTTGCCTGTGCCTGCCTTTCGTGGATAGGGAAGGGGGTGTTCGATCAAGTGGGCTGGGGCGGATTCGAACCGCTCGACCATCTCAGGTCGTCAAGGCAGCGCTACCGTTGCAACGGTCGCCCGCCGTTGCGCGGGTAAAGTTTGGCCGCCTAGCCCCTTCTCGGATGGGGCACCCGTTCCGGCCTAAGTGTTTACCGGCGTTATAAGTTCGGCGGCTGTTCCCATGCCTCCGTGTGCCGGTCAGCATGGTACGTGTTGGAGCCCCGCCGCATGGGGGTTGGCGGGGCTCCAAGTTTGGGGGCCGTCTGCTTCTCAGCGATGGCCGTGCGCGTAAGCCAGCGCGGCAGATGGTGACCTCCATGGTCCCGGGTGGAAGATTCCGGTCATGAAAAAAGCCGCCCTGCTCATCAGGTGCGGCTTTGTTTGCGGGTCGCTGAACACGCCCACGTGAGACACTTTAACACATTCCTGCGCCGGTTCAGGCGACGCTTTCTTCGTGTCGTGTTTCGTACCAGACGTTGAGTACTTCGTGTGGGTTGTAGGTTGGCTGCGGTGTCTGCTCTACGGCTTTGAGTTTCCCTCGGAACGCCCAGTTCCTGATGTCTTTGCTGGTGATGGTGACCTTGGCGTTCTGTCGTAGCCAGGGCAGGAGTTTGCGGGTTGGCATGGGTGGTGCGATGTTGCGGACTCGTTCGCGGTTGGCGGCGTGGTTGATGGGTGGGTCTTCTGGTCCGCTGACGAGCATTTCGGCTTTGGTTACCCAGTCTTGGATGATCCATGCGAGGCCTGCGGCGCGCGAGTCTTGGGCGTAGGCTTTCGCGTCGCTGCCCACGCTTTTCAGGTTCTCCTGGATTTGGAGGGCGTCGAGGTTGATGGGTGCGGCACTGCCGGGCTCACCGCCGCTGTTCCATCCGCCGCCGGCTGGCCGGGTGTTGTCGAGCATGGCGATGGTGACGTTGAGTGCCCGGATGAGGTCGGGGATCATGTCGAGCCAGGCTTGGAGGTCGCGGACGCAGCTGGTGCAGAGGTAGGTGCTGGTGTGGTTTTGGCAGTCGGTGGTGGTGCATTCTTGGCTCATTCCATCCCCAGCCTTTCGTGGATGGTGGCGATGTCGTAGTCCTCATGGAAACCGATGCCCGAACTGTTCCGGTGCTCCATCTGGGCCAGTGCGATGAGGTTGGCGGTGCGCTGCTCGTAGGCGACGGCCATGGCAGCCCAGACCTTGGCCATCTCGATGTTGTGCTCGGAGGGCGGGAATTCCGTCCCGTCGAAGGCTTGGCCCGGTGCGATCATGACGGCCGGGGCCATCAGTGCTTCTACAGCCTCGTATGGGTTGTTGCTCATTTCTTCCTCTTCTGGGCGAGCTTGTTTGCGTAGGTGATGGCCTTGGCGTGTCTGCGGAACTGCTTCTCGGTTACGGAGTCGAGGCTGACGTGCCATGGCTTCGGGTCGGTGCTGGTGCCCAGCGCTCGCCTGCCCTCCATGGGCAGGTATCTGGCGTTGAAGACCTGCGGGCGTTTCGGGTCCGCATCGTTGGCGCCAACGAATGATGGTTTCCGTAGAGCGGTCATCGGTTCCCCAACCGGGCGTCGATCTTCTTGTTGACGAAGCTGAGCACGTCGCCCCAGCAGCTATCGCATAGGGTCACTTCGGTCCATGTGCTGGAGGCGATGACGTCGCTGGCTGTTACCGCGTTTTCCCAGCTGTTCATGCGCAGGTAGTTGAATCGGATCCGCCACGTGTCGCGGGTGACCTTCCCGAAGAATCTGGTCAGGCCGGGACGCGGGAGCCCTTCGGTTACTTTGGCTCCGCAGCGGTCGCATTTCTCTGGATGATTCATTGGTGTTCTCCTGCTTGGCTGATGGTGATCATTACGCCGGGTGTGCCGTGGTAGGCCTTTGCGGCGGTGATGTGGATGATGCGGGCATCGTCGGTGATGACACCTCGGATGCTGGCCTTGGTCTTGCGGTCCTTGGTGGTGGAGAGCGAGTCGAGGACGGCACGGATGAGCTTGTCCAGGTCTGGTTTGACTGCCGGCGCCCACCATCTGGGCCGTTTGGGTGGCACGAGTTGGAAGGCGAGGGCGACGGTGATTGGCCCGTCGAGTGGTTCGCCCTCGTGCCGGGCCATGGTTGCGGCGCGGATGCTGTCCCGCCATTTCCGGAGGGGCGCCTTCACGGAGACGATGCGGCCGCGGTAGACGTCCACGGAGCCTTGCGGGACTGGTGTGCCCGGGACGAAAGCGTGGATCACCTGCGCTCCCGCTTCTGGATTTCGCGGTCGATGTACCAGATGGCTTTGCGGAGGTCTTCGAGGGCGTCAGCCTTGAGGTCGGCCCGCCAGAGGTACTTGATGGCGTTGCCGAGATTGAATCCCATGTGCTCTGTGATCTGGATACACTCGATGCCGCTGGGGTGGCTAACGTAGTGCGCTGGATGGTTCACCGGGTCGGTCACGGTTTGTCTCCTTCAACGAGTGAAGCCGCCCCGGTTGGGACGGCTTCGATATATTCGGCCCGGTCTTTGAGCCAGTTGACGGCGTGCTCGGCGCCACCGTATGCGGTTTCGAGTGGGTAGGCGGCGGACGCTTCCCTGAGCGCCTCAGCCTTCGCCTCCTGCCTAATCTCGGCTATCTCTTTGCTGGTGTAGAGCTTGGATTGGCTGCGGCCCGTGCGGTGCCGCCAATCGTGCTGGTAATCGGCGTGAGCCTTCTTGCAGGGCATGCACTGCTTTTCGCCGTGGCGGTTGTGGGCGTTCCAGCCTTTGACGGACCCGCATATGTCGCGCTTGATGGGCGGTGCCTTGGCTGGTTTCACTGTTCGGTCTCGCTTTCTGGTGCGTGGTGGCGGCCTATGTGGTCGGCTGGTCTGATGCCTGCTTTGACGTCGGCCCAGCATGATCTGCAGTTGTGTGCGTCTTGGCCGATGTGGTCTTCGCAGGGCGCGGACTTGGGTAGGTGCTTCTTGGCTGTCTCTGGCCAGAACCTCGGGTCGGTGAAGATGCAGCCCGGGGTTTCAACCTTCGGGTCCCGGGCTGCATTGATGGCCGCCAAGCACGTGTCGGCGAAGGATGCTGGGTGCCGGCTGTTTCGTTCGAGGACTTTCATCATGGAGGGCGCACTCCACTTCGGTCTGAGCTCGTGGAGCATGCTGGCAAGGGCCTTCGCCTGGCTCTCAGTGAGCATCAATTTTCCTTCCTTCAATCAACCGTCTGCTGGCGCTTGTTACTTAGGTGACGATTGATTGAAAACTTTCCCATTTCTCTTTTCTTAAGTACTCAGGAAGTCGAGGATCGGGGACCTACGTAAGTAGGTCTCTTAACTCTGCCGCTCTGTTTGCCGGGCTTTTGCTGCGGCTAATGGGCGGCAATTGCCGCTTGGTTTGCCGCTTTTGCCGCTATGTTGGCGTTGTGTTTAGGCTCCGAGTTCCGCGTCTTTCAGCCACTTCTCACCGTCCACCGCTGCCTGTTGGCAGTGCTCGCATTTTTCGACGTAAATTCGGCGCTTTTCGTGGTTGGTGACATGGGCCCCCCGGCGGCCGACTTTCGACCGCTTTTCGGACAGGTCCACGGCGTCTGATTGGTGCTTCCCGTAGTCGTGCAGCTGGTAGGTCCGGGCATCGATCTTGTGGATCAGGTCGCCGTCTACCAGCTCCCGGAGCGGGCCGTCGCCTCGGGCCTTGCACGTCCTGGTGGACATCACGCCGCCCTTCTGTTGCTTCTTGGCCTTCAGGATGAGTCCGAGGTGCAGCAGCTGGGCGGAGTCGGAGAGGTCATCGATCTTCGGGTTATCGAAGTAGTCGACGTCGACCTTTGCCCACAAGCGCCGGTCCTTCTCTTCCGGCTCCATGGTTCTCCTTTCTTCGGCGGCCGATTAGGCTGCCGCCAGAGTCACGGCATCGGACAGCGAGAGTGCTGCCACGATGAACAGGTCGCGGGCAGCGGGTGGGGTGACGGCGTTGCCGGCCTGCTTGACCTGCTCGCGCTTGTTGCCGGTCATGATGTAGGTCTTCGGGAATGCCATGCCCGCACTGATTTCGTAGGGTTCGAGCATCCGGAATTCGCAGTCCTCAATTTCGGGGACGGTCCATTCGGTGATGGCGTGGTGCTGGCCGCCTGCGCTGAATGTTCCGAACGGGTCGGTGGTAGGTGCGTTGGATGCGGCCAGGTGCTCGGGGGAGGTGCCGCGCATGGTGGTGACCATGGCGAACCGGTCGGTGGTGCTGATCGTCGGAATGGCCTTGGATACGGGGTGCATCTGCCCGTTGCCGTAGTACTCCATCAGCAGGTGTGCACCGGGTGCCGCGACGAGCGACTGGTGCCCTGCTGTCGTGATCGTGCCGAGTGGCTCCGTGGCTGGCTTGGACATCTCTGCACCGGATCCGCGACTCGAGTTGTTGCGCATGATCAGCGGTGGCATTACGACGGCGTTTGCGTCCCGGGTTGTCAGCGCCCGCATGGGGTCCGACAACGGTCGGGCGTCATCGTTCCACGTCCCTCCAGCTGGTACGAGGAGCCCGGTTTCGTTCCGGGTGGTCTGAGTCCGCATGACGTCTTCGACTGGCTGCGCCACCTTTCCCATCCGACCCTCTACGGGGACGAGCAGCGATCGCGTGTAGCTGGTCGTCTGTGTCTGGAACGGCTCGGAGTGGACCGGGCTGATGATCTCGGCGCCACGGACGGCGTCGATGCTCACAGCCTTCCCGTGGTAGCGCAGTAGCCCAGCCGCGATCCTGGCCATGGTCTTGGGAACCAGCGGCTTGGTCCGGTCGCCGATGCGCTGCCCACGTAGCTTCCAATCGATCGCGGACGCGGCGGGCAGCCAGCCGGGTTCGATGATGGCGTTACGGCACCGGGTGTTCGGGCAACGGTAGACGTATTGGGCTTTGTACCGGCCCCACCGATAGGACGGGTTCTTCCACGACTGAACGCAGCGCACCGTCTCATCGCACGCCCGGCAATGCGCGAGCGGCATGAGCAAGTCGAAGTTCGGCCGGCGGTTTCCCTTGAGCCAGAACATCACGTACATCCGGTCCCGCGACTGCGGCGCCGGGAGGCCACCGAGCTGTGCGTGCATCGAGTTCATGTACACGATGTGGTGCTCGTATCCGAGCGAGTCCATGGCCATCAGCCAGGCGTCGAACATGACCCACTTCGCCGCGTCCACCACGTTCTCGGTGATGATGAGCTTGTACTTGTGCCATTCAGCGAAGCGGGGAACATCCCACATGGTGGCCCGGGACCTATCTGCCGCCTCGTCAGCGATGGAATCGCCGAACAGGTCAGCCTGGTTGGTGATCCGCTTCTTACCCTTGGCCACCGAGTGGTTGGTGCACTCCGGTGACGCCCAGAGAATGTCTGAAGTGGAGATGTACCGGGGGTCCGTGATCTGGATGTCCGCGCACACGTGGTCCGTCTCGGGGTGGTTGGCGTTGTGCGTCTCGATCGCCCGGGCCCAGTGGTTCATGGCCGTCTTGATCGTCACGCCTGGAACTTCCAGTGCCCCGGTGGAGGATCCGCCGGCGCCGCAGAACATGTCGGTCGCGGTCAGTTCGTTGTTGGCCTGCTGCATGGATCGAACCAGGTCATCCAGGATTGTTTCGCGTTCGAGTAGCGCGGTGCTCATGTTGTCTCTTTCTCGGCGGTCTTTGCCTTGGCTTTTTCGGTGATTGCTTCGGGGTCGAGGCCGCGCTCGGTTGCCCATTGCCAGATCATCTCGGGGTAGTAGTCGCCACCTTCGAGTGCGTCGTCGAGGTTGGCGGCTGCCTTGTCTGCCCATGTTCTGTTGACGCCCTGAATCTGCTGAAGGAGGTCCACGATCACCGAATCCAGCAGTGAGGCGAAGATGTGCATGTTGCCCTTGAGCATGCTGCGTTCTTTGGCGGCCTGATCTTCGTCGCGCCAACCCGTGAGGGTTTCTGTGAAGTACACGTACTGCGAGAGCGATTCTTCGATGCTGCGGCTGATGAGGATGTCGGCGGTCATCACCGGTTCGGGGAAGTCGGCCGGCAGGGTCGCCTGGCCTTCGAGTGGTTCGGTCATGGGGTGCTCCTGAAGTCATCGGTCAGTAGGTTGCAGGGCTCGTATACGCAACTGGCCCACAAGCTGAGGCCGTGCGCTTGGTCGTGCCAGTCGGAGAGTGCTCGGAGGTCGGCTTCGAGGTCTTCTTCGGCCACCACGTCGGCGACCGTTGAGGGGCACTCGTCCTCGTGGTGGTAGCCGTTCTCTTCGAGGACCGCGGCGTCGATGTCTACGTCGACCGTGAGGGTTTGGTAGAAGGGCCTGCGCTTCTTGGGCGCCTCATGCTCGCCGCCCATCAGAGCTTCACCGGCATGATGAGGTGGCGTAGGCCGTCGTGTCCGGACAAGAGGACGGGCTTGCCGAGGTTCTCCTGAAACTCGAGGGTGGTTTCGGCGGCCGGACTGACCGACAGGGACCAGGCGAGGTACATGGGGTTGACGGCCACGACGACGTCGGTCCCGTCGATCTCGCACGGGAGGGTTTCGCGGCCCTGCGCGTCTTCCCCTGTGCCGGCTTCGACGATCAGTTCGCCGTCGCATGCGGTGAGCCGGACAGGAGTGTTGCGTTCGGCGACGAGCGAGACCCGGGCGAGGACGTCCACGAACTCGGCGCGGTCCACGGTGATGTCGGTGTGGGATTTGTCGGGGAAGAGTGCCTTGATCTTGGGAAAGTCGCCGTCGAGCTTGATCGATGTTGTGGCCCGGTTCCCTGTGCGGATGCCGATGAGGTTGCCTTCAGCGAGGATGGACGCCTCGCCGGCCAGTGTTTTCACAAGGTCGCCCAACCATTTGCCCGGCACGAGGATGTCGATGTCGCCTCCGGATGGGCGCCACGGGATGACAGCCTCAGCGAGCCGGTAGCGGTCTGTGGTTCGCAGGGTCAGGTCGGCGCCTTCGGACACGATGTGGACTCCGGTGAGTACCTTTACGGTGTCGTCCCCGGACACGGCGCCGATGACCTGGCCAACGGCTGCGGCGAACACGACTCCATCGATCGTGCCGACGGCGGCCGGCAGCGGCGGCATAGGCGGGAACTCGGACACAGGCATGGCGTTCATGGTGAACACGGCACTACCCGCGGTCAGGGTCGCCCGATTGCCATCCACCGCGACGGTGACGGGCTTCTTGCCGAACTTCCGGATGATGTCCGTGAACATCTTGCCCTGCAGCAAGACCGTGCCCGGTTCGATGACCTCGGCCGCGACCTGGGTCCGGGCGGACTTCTCATAGTCGAACCCGGAGATCCGGAGGCCGCCCTGCTGCGCCTCGATCAGGAGTCCGGAGAGGACGGGAACGGGCGGCCGGGCGCTCAGGCCCTTGGATGCGAATGCTGCGGCGTCGGCGAGGGCATCGGCGGTGAGAGTGAACTTCATGGGGTGCTTCTCCTGTTGGGTTATACGGGTTTGATTCCGCGTTTGCGGAGTTCGGCGTTAGCAGTTGCCACTGCCTTGGCATAGACGGCGCTGGTTGTCCTGTCCCAGCCGCGACCTGGGAAGTGCCGTGCGACGGTGGCTTCGTTCCAGCCGAGTGTTCTGGCTACCTCAGCCATGGGCACTCCGTCGTCGAGCAGCGCGGAAGCCGCAGCTTTCCACGCTGCATCAACGCGGCGGCTGGATTTGGGAGACAGCTGTGCCACGCCAAGGTCCTTGCGGAGCCTGGTGGCGTGGCGTGTAGTGATATGGAATTGGTCGGCTAGCTGGGTGAGGCTGCGACCTTCGTGGTGCAGGCGCAGGAACTCTTCCCGGTTGACCTTGGCCCTCCGTGTCATGACGCTGCCGGGAGCCCTTCGAGGTCGAATGCTTTTCTTTCCGCCGGTGTCATTCGCCGGCATATCTTGCACGTCCGGTGGTTGCGTTCCGGGCCCTGCCAAGCCATGCTGGCCTCGGTCCATTTGTGGCCGCGTCGGCAGGTGGCGTAGACGTAGTTCCCGGCCGCCATACGGTCATCCATGTTGTCCTGGTGATCGCCGGACAGCAGGTGTTCGGCGTTGACGCAGCCGGGGTTATCGCAGCGGTGCCGGATCAGGCCATCAGTGACGCCGTGGGCGAGCTCGAAAGCGAACCGATGCGCCCGGACGCTGGTGTTGCCGATTCGGAGTGAGCCGTACCCGTCGTCATCCTTACGGCCGTACCACTCCCAGCACTCGCCGGGGTTGCGCGTCGGGACCTTTGCCCAGAATCGTTCTTCCGGGGTGCCGTGACGGTTGGGGCGAACGATCTCCGCGTCACCGGTGCGCCACTGCTGCTGATAGTGGCGCTTGCACAGACGCTTGCAGTGGATCGATTCGATGCATTTGGACATGGAGCACGTCATGACGCGTCGATGTCCAACAGGGTGGGAACGTTCATGGCTGCCTCCAGTTCGGTGAGGTTGTTCACGGCTGTCCGCCAGTAGGACGGCTTCAACTCGCAGCCGATGGCTTTGCGGCCGCGCTTGATTGATTGATAGAGCTCGGAGCCGATGCCACCGAACGGGGTAAGGACGGTCTCGCCTGGGTTGGAGTAGAGCCGCACGCAACGGTCGATGAATCCCAGCTGGAGTGGCGCGATGTGGCGTTCGTCGGCGGACTCTTTCGCTACCTTCGTGTTGAGAGTGTCGGTCTCTTTGATGCCGAGCCATACCGGGCTGATGTGGCCGTCCTCCGTCAGCCACCCTCCGTCCTCATGGTCAAACCAGATGGGGCTCGCCCATTCGATCCAGTCGTCATTGGTGACCTCGCCGGCGGTGGCCTCATGCTTGATCGGCACGGCGTTGTCGCCGGGTTTCTTGAAGATCAGCAGGTAGTCGGCCAGCGCCGGGCGGGACGTTGCGGAATCGCGATTCTTCGACTGGAACGCAAGCGCATGCGCCCTGGTTCGGATCGACTGTGCTTGCGGGTCTTTCCAGACCGTTACTTCGCCGTGGAACTGCCACCCGACGTCTTGGAAGAGCCGGATCACGTCGCCGCGGAAGTCGGAGAGCCCCATGTATCCGTGCATGGTCTTGGTGGTGGTGAGCTGCTGGACGTGGATGCAGGCGACGCGGCCGGGCTTCGTGACGCGGAGCTGGTGCTCGACGATGAACCGGTAATGCGCAAGGAACTGGCCGCGGCTGGCATTGTTGCCGAGGTCCCGCATCGTTGGCGAGTAGGTGAACAGGGAGTCGAAGGGTGGCGAGCAGATGGACAGGTCTACGCTGTTCTCTTGGAGTTCGGCCAACCGTTCGCACGAGTCGCCGAGCATGAGGCGCCAGTTGTCGCCGGATGCGTCGTCGGTGGTGTAGGCGTCAAGGTTTTCGGTCTGGGTGGCAGTCACGTTGCGGTCCTTATCTTCTTCATCTCGTCGACCAGTTGGGTGGTGATGGTCTTGGACTGGGTTTCTTTGGCCTGGATGTTCTGGGCTATCTGCCCTTCGAGTTCGGACAGGATCACGTGAGCCTCAACGACTCGCTTTTGGCCGTACCGGTAGCAGCGTCGGATGGCTTGGTAGTACTTCTCGTAGGAGTCGGACAGCCCTACGAACGCCATGCGAGCGCAGTGCTGGTAGTTCAAGCCCTGCGATGCGATCCCGGGCTTGGTGACGAGGATCTGAATGTCGCCGTCCGCGAACCCGAGAAGCGCGGCCGCCTTTTCTTCGGGACTCATGGACCCATGGACGTTGACGGCGCCCGGGATCGCTTTGGTTAGCGCCGCGGCTTCGTCGTTGAGATCGCACCAGATCAGCCAAGGCTCGGACGATTCGGATGCCACGAGTTCGGCGGCCCGGTCAACACGAGCGTCGAGCGTTTCCTTTCGGATCCGAGCCCGGCCAGACACCCCGCCAAGTTCGGTAGCGAACAGTTGGTCGTCAGGCGCGGAGTTGACGGGCAGCAGGTGCGGGGTGATGCTCAGTCCCGGCAGGATGTAGTCGCCGTCCGGGTAGCCCATATCCGATGGCGTGCGGATGGCCAGCGCCCATGTGGCCATCCATGCGATCATCGGCCGGCGCGCGTGGCCTTTGAGCCGCCATCCGTCAGAGTCGTGCACGAAGTACGCGGCGAGCATGTTCACTCGAGTGGAGCGTCCGAGGAACTCGGCCTGGTTGGTGAGCTCTTCGGGGTCGTTCGGCGCCGGGGTTGCAGTGCATGCGAGCCGGTACGGGACGTTCTGGAACTGTGCGATCAACTGATTCCGGGTGGCGCCTGTGGAGTTCTTCAGGATGGACGCCTCATCGAGCACGACGCCGTCGAACTCGTCCGCATTGAAGTGCTCGGCCATCTCGTAGTTAGTGATGTACTGGCCGGGCCCGTTGACCTCTGATTGGTCCCGGACGTACCTCATGGCCACCCCGAGCTTCGCGGCCTCCCGGATGGTCTGCTGGGTGACGGCGAGGGGCGCAAGGGTGAGTACCGTCCAGCCCACAAGCCGGGCCCACTCAACGGCCATGAATGTCTTGCCGAGTCCGGTGTCGGCCCATATCGCGGCGCGTCCAGTGCGAACGGACCATGCCACAATTTCGCGCTGCCATTCGAACAGCTTCGGGTTGACGTCGGACTCGGATACGTCGATGCCATGCATGGTTGCGGCCGCAGCCTTGGATGCGAGGAACTCCGTGTAACTCACGATGTCCTACTGTTCTGTCCGCGTCGTTCGCGGTCTATGTTTGCGAGTGCTTCGTCTTGGGTGGGGTTGCGGTAGAGGCGGCGCGCGTCGTCGTCGGCGTCTTCGGTGCGGCGGGCTGTGACGTGGTGGTCGCAGCGGTAACCGGTTAGGCAGATCCCGTACGCGCCCTTGCAAATGGAGCAGCAGTGGTCGGCCATCAAGCAGCGTCCGCACGGTGGGTGATATGACGTTCGATATTGGCGATGTCGAGCCCGTACCAGTGGACGTCGCCTTCGATGGTGGAGACGTAGACGA